CAAGGTATGATGTGTAAATAAGGGAATGGGGAGTTTTCTCCCCATTTTCTTTTGATGTATAATTTGTTTTAATTTGAAACAGTACGATTACTATAAGGCACTTTGATATGACCAAACAGTTCGTGATGCTCGCAGGACCGCCATGTAGCGGCAAATCAACATTCGCGGAAAGCTTTGATGGTTTCGTGAAGATTAGCACCGATGAATACATCGAGAAGTTTGCCAAGGATAACAGCAAGAGATATCATGAAGTATTTGAATCATGTTTTTCTGCCGCAGTCGATAACATGATGGACAATCTGTACGCTGCAATTGACGAGGGTAAGAATATCCTATGGGATCAAACCAATCTGTCAAGGGCAGCTAGGATGAAAAAGTTGAAGTCAATTCCAAAGGATTACTTCAAGTTTATCGTGTACATGGACACTGGATATGGTACACTTATTACCAGAAACCAAGAGAGGTTTCAGAAAACAGGTAAGCTTGTACCAGATTCTGTTCTTCAGAGGATGTCGGTACAGGCAGAGATTCCAACCGAAGATGAAGGTTGGGATTGTGTTGAAATTGTGATTCAGGAGTAAAATGACAAAGAAATTCTATACCTACTGTAAACGAGTAGGCAATAAGGTATATGTTAGGGGAATAAAAGACGGAAAGCGATACCTCGCCAAAGTCGATTATTCCCCATCTATTTTCGTGGAAACCAATAAAGATTCCGAGTTCAAGACACTGAATGGTGAGAACCTATTACAGATTACATTTGGTTCCATCAGTGAGTATGAACAGTACAAGAAGCAGTTCGCAGATGTTCACAACAAGCCTCTATATGGCGTGATTCAGCCACACTATCAATATCTACACGAGAAGTATCCTGCTGTTATTGATTATGACTTTGAATCCATTGCCATTGCCATCATCGACATCGAAACCACTGTTGAGCATGGATTCCCTAATTGGGAAGACCCAGTAGAAGAGATTCTATTGATTACCATGACTGACCTCAATTCTGGTGAGACTTGGACATTTGGCCGCAAACCCATCGATCATATCATTGATGGTGTGAATTACAATAGTCATGAATCAGAAGAAGAGATGTTGAATCGATTCATTGCGCATTGGTCAAAGAACTACCCAGATATCATCTCTGGCTGGAACGTGGAAGAGTTCGACGTACCGTACCTATATCATCGTATGATTAGGGTATGCGGTGAAAAGGCAGTAAATAAGCTGTCGCCATATGGCAATATTGAGATTCGATTTAGAGAATTCCAAGGGGATAAGAAGGTCAATGTAGATATCGTTGGTATATCTACGATAGACTATCTTTCGTTATACAAGAAGTTTAGTTTTACTCCACAAGAAAACTACAAGCTAGACACGGTTTGCTTCGTTGAGCTTGGAGAGAATAAACTAGAGAACCCATATGACACATTCAAAGAACACTATGAAAAAGCATGGGGTTCATTTGTTGATTACAACATTCATGACGTTGGTCTAGTTGTTAGACTGGAAGGTAAGCGTGGACTATTGCGACTTGCTACATCAATGGCATATACCGCAAAGATCAATTATGTTGATGTGTTCGGACCAGTAAATACATGGGATGTCATCATCTATAACTATCTGCGATACAAGAATATCATCGTGCCACCAAGGAATGAATCTGCTGGAGATGATACTATTGAAGGTGCATATGTTAAAGAACCAGTTCCGGGTATGTATGAATGGGTAGTGTCTGTTGACTTGAACAGTCTGTATCCATCTATCATCATGGCACTGAATATTAGCCCAGAGACTTTGGTTGATAATAGAAGCGATGTCCGTGAAGTGAGCGTCGATAACCTTCTGTCTGGTGATTATAGTATAGCACTGGAAGGGTGTGCTTTGGCTGGCAACGGCGTAAGCTTTGATCAGTCTAGGTCCGGCTTCTTAGCAGAACTTATGCGAAGCTATTATGATGGTCGGAAGAAAGAAAAGAGGAAGATGCTAGAGTATGAATCAATGCTGGAACAGGAAAGGTCTACAGCATCGCCTGACCGCATCAGAGAGCTAGAATCACTCATCAGTACAAAGGACTCATTACAAAGTGCTGTGAAGCTTCTGTTAAACAGCGCGTATGGTGCGACTGCTAATAAGGGGTTTCGCTTCTTTGACAATCGAATCGCTGAAGCTATCACCAAAACTGGTCAGTTGGTCATTCAGACTGCCGAGAAGAACGCCAATACATATATAGATGGCATCATCGGTAATGGTAAGTCTGACAGGATCATTGCGTCTGACACGGACAGTCTATACATGTGCCTGAATGATGTTGTGCAGAAGTTTGTACCGACTAAGCCAAAGGAAGATCAAGCTACTTTCTTGGAAAAGGCATGCGCCGATAAGATTGTTCCTGCATTGAACAACAAGTTTAATGAATTAGCAAAAAACCTGAATTGGTCGCCTGATCTATTGGTATTCAAATTGGAAGTCGTTGCTGGTCGTGGCGTGTTTGTTGCCAAGAAGCGATATGCTCTTTATGTATATTCGAGTGAGGGGGTCAGGTATGAGAAGCCAAAACTAAAGATCAAGGGTCTTGAGATTGTTCGCAGTTCGACGCCAACCAAGGTTAGAGAAATGCTGAAAAAGTCAGTGGAATATGTGCTGACTTCCGACGAGTCAACCCTTCACGGGTATGTTGACAATTGTGAAAAACAGTTCTATAATCTATCACCCGAAGAGATTGCATTTCCTCGTGGTGCGAATAATCTAAAGAAGTACAGTTCATCGACTACGATCTATAAGTCTGGATGTCCAATGCAGGTCAGGGCAGCTTTGCTATATAATCACTATGTCAAAGAACTAGGACTATTGACAAAATATGAACTGATTAAGGAAGGTGAAAAGATTAAGTTCATTCATATCAAGACACCGAACAGACTACATGAAAATGTGATTGCATTTAATTCCAAGCTACCCGGTGAACTTGGGCTATCTAATCTTGTTGATTATGACCTCATGTTCAAGAAGACATATCTTGAGCCATTACAGGGTATAATTGGTCCGGTTGGTTGGACCACGAAGAGGCAATCTACGCTGGATAGTCTATTTGAGTAAGGATGTTGATGAGCGAAAAGAAACTAGCTCAAGTATATGGTGGTAATTTTGCAGGTCACATGAAAAGGAAAAATGATGAGTAATAAACTATTAGAGAAGATTCTTAAAAACAGCCCAACTAAACACACATCGATTCTGACGGAATCTGTTATGTTCAAAGAAAAGGATGTTATTTCAACCGATGTACCAATTATCAATGTGGCTTTCTCTGGTGATTTGAATGGTGGTATTTCATCTGGCCTAACTCTTCTTGCTGGACCAAGTAAAGTATTCAAGTCAAATCTTGCATTGGTTTGTGCTAGAGCATTCCTAAACAAATACGAAGATAGTATTTGTATTTTGTATGATTCAGAGGGTGGTATTACGCCGGATTATTTGAAATCTCTTGGTGTTGATCCAGATCGAGTAGTTCATATCCCAATCGAACACCTCGAAATGTTGAAGTTTGATATGGTCAAGCAGTTGAAAGAACTTGAAAGGGACGATAAAGTTATCATCCTGATTGATTCAATCGGAAACACAGCGAGTTTAAAAGAACTTGAAGATGCGATCAATGAAAAGAGTGTTGCTGAAATGCAGCGCGCAAAGAGTATAAAAAGTTTGTTTCGCATGGTTACACCATCACTGGTGGCAAAAGATATTCCATGTATTGCAATTTGTCATACATATCAAGAGATGACTCTTTACCCAAAACAAATTATTAGTGGTGGTACTGGTCTCATATATTCCGCAAACCAAGCATTCATTATCGGCAAATCTCAAGAAAAAGATGGTACAGATATTGTTGGATACAACTTTACGTTGAATGTTGAAAAGTCGCGATTCGTTCGTGAAAAATCAAAACTACCATTTACAGTTACTTACGAGACTGGTATCATGAAGTATTCTGGTCTTCTTGAAATTGCACTCGAATCTGGTCATGTTGTCAAGCCAAGTAACGGATGGTACTCTAGGGTTGATTTTGAAACTGGCGAAGTAGAAGAAAAGAAGCATCGAATCAAAGATACCGTTACTGGTGATTTCTGGAATATGATTTTAGCACAGCCATCATTTAATGAGTATATCAAAAAGAACTATCAACTTGGATTTACACGACTATATCAAGAAGCATTATCAGCTAGGTCGCAATCAATTAATCACAAATGAAGAAATAGAATCTGCATATGGAGATAGCAAAGATGAGTGATGTAAAATATACGATGGTGGATACCGGTGAATTAGATACCGACCACTGGGGCGTTCATATCAATTCCGGTGAGTTTGCTGACAATATATTCAAATTTACCGTTATAAAGTTTGAAGAGGAAGAAGATGAGAATGGTGATATTCATGTCTCATTTGAATATGATGTTCTTGATCCGCCATTCCCTTATGAGGTTCAATGAAACACTTGGTTGGATTCTAAATGATTTACTTGTTAACGCAATAGAGGATTATGATGGAAAGACTCGAAACACTGATACTCAAGAATCTGATATTCAACGAACAGTATATGAGGAAGGTATTCCCATTCCTTAAGGCGGAATATTTCCATAGCGAACCAGATCAAGTTGTATTCAAAGAAATTGATGCATTCATCGCTAAGTACAATCAATGCCCATCGTTGGATGCAATCAAGATTCAGATTATCAATGGTGAATGCCCAGAACACGTATTCAAGTGTGTTGAGGTTGTATTAGATGAAGTTTCGCGTTATGAACCGATTAACTTTGATTGGTTGTATGATCAGTCAGAGAAGTTCTGTAAGGATAAATCGGTTTATAACGCAATCCTAAAGTCGATTCAAATTATCGATGGTAAGGAACAGACAGTATCNNACGCAATCTCGATGGGAGTTCTACCACAAGGAAGAATCCCGCATATCATTTGATATTGATATTCTAAACAAGATTACCAATGGTGGTATTCCAAACAAGACATTAACAGTTTTGATGAGTTCTTCTGGTGGCGGAAAGAGTCTGGCAATGTGTCATATGGCCGCTGCCAATCTAGCTGCTGGTAAGAATGTCATGTATATCACAATGGAAATGGCAGAAGAACGCATTGCCGAACGAATCGATGCCATTCTATTACCTGCCAATGCAGATGTTTGAGTCTAGGATGGGAAAGATTAAAGGGAAAACATCGGGTAAGCTAATCATCAAGGAATATCCGACCGCTGGGGCACATGCTGGACACTTTAGGGCATTGATCAATGAACTACAACTGAAGAAGTCATTCAGACCGGATATCCTGTATATTGACTATCTAAATATCTGTGCATCATCTAGATACAAAGCAAGTTCGGCAGTCAATTCCTATACATTGGTAAAATCAATTGCGGAAGAACTACGCGGTATGGCAGTAGAGTTTGATATGCCTATAGTATCTGCAACTCAAGTCAATCGAACTGGTTATGGTTCATCTGATGTAGAAATGACAGATACATCTGAGAGTATGGGTATTGTTCACACGGTAGATTTGTTCTTGGCAATCATCGGCACAGAAGAATTAGATGCTCAAGGACAGATCATGTTCAAACAGTTAAAGAATAGATTCGGTGATCCAAATATGTTCAAACGATTCTTAGTTGGTATTGATCGATCAAAGATGAAGCTGTATGATCTAGATATCAAAATGCAAAAAGACATCGCAGATGCTGGAACTACAGATGATGATTCTTTGAATTTCAAACCAAGATCAAAGTTTAAGGCAGTGAGCGGCATTAATGTTTAATCAGGTCAACAAGCTTCTGTATGAAAACAGGGCTTTGTTGAACCGAGTACAATCACCATTCATCATGTGCGATAACCTCAATGTGATGTTTGGTGGTAACATCCGCTTTGTTGTCGAGATGAATTCTGAACTTGACATTGATCAGCTATTCATTGGTGGATTGTATTCACCAGAGAAAAGGCGACCGATTTTGATCAAGCTATCTATCAATCCAAAGACCACGGTCATAGACATACCTGATATGTGGCCGTCATTGGTCTTTCTCTTATCACAAACAATCAAACATGAACTGATACACCACTATCAACACTCGCAAAGAGATGATGACTTTTATCGCCAATACCATTATTATAGTGAGGCGTATGAGAAGGGCGATGAAAGAAACTACCTTAGTTCATACGACGAAGTAGAAGCATATGCGCATGATATTGCATTCGAGATGCTATACTACTATGGTTATGATAAGTCAATCGAATTGTTGAAGAAGCCCAGACGAATCAAGAAGAGTAGAACACTCTCTATGTACCGCAAGGCGTTTTCTAATGTCAATTGGTCGATAACTAAAAAAGTATTGCTACTTAAAGTATATAAGTGGCTACCGAACGCAGACCCATACAAGGAACCAAATGACAACACTTGAAATTTTAATCGTAATCTGTACTCCAATCGCTGCATGGTTGAGTTACAGGGCGGGTGAACTAGACGGCATGGTTAACATGTTGACCATACTTGAAACCGAGGGACTTCTACAGGTAATAGAGGTAACAGAAGAAGACGAACAAGATACTTGACAAGTCTCAGTATTTCTATATAATGCAGTTCATCGAAACTCATTGACTGGACGTGAAATGTACACACACAATATCTCTTGGGTAGAATACAACCCCTACGTTAAAGCACATGTTGCCAAGAATTTCAACACGACATCTGATATGGTCGATACTCATGTTAATGTACTGAAAAAGAAGAAGGTCACCAATCTCAAAGTTACTGATATTCAAACGGGCAAAGAAGTATGATCAATTCGATTTTCAATACACTTGCGAATGATGCTTCTCGCAATGCCAAAATCAGCATACTAAAACAGAATGTAGATAACGATCTTCTCAAGAAAGTTATTTTCCTAGCACTTGATCCATTTACCCAGTTTTACATTCGAAAGATTCCGGCTTATACACCTAACAAAAATGCGTTGGGTGACAACCTAGATTGGGCACTTGATCAGTTGGTAACGATGCTGGCTAGTAGAAAGGTTACTGGCAACAATGCAATTGATCATTTGAGGTATGTGCTAGAGAATGTCACGGAAGATAACGCTAAGGTTATCGAACGTGTTATTCAGAAAGACCTCAAGTGTGGTGTATCGGAATCAACTGTCAACAAAGTGTGGCCTGATCTGATTCACGAATATCCTTGCATGCTTGCTTCGGCATATGATCAGAAGCTAGTTGATAAGGTAAAGTTTCCTGCTTACGTTCAGTTGAAGCTGGATGGAATGCGTTTCAATGCAATCGTTCGCAACGGTGTAGTTGAGTTTCGTTCACGTAATGGCAAAGAGATTAAACTACTGGGAAATCTTGATGGCGATTTTATTAAGATGGCCGGAGATGTTGATTGTGTGTTTGATGGTGAGTTGCTTGTAGTTGATAATGGTCGTATTTTAGATCGTAAAACAGGCAATGGAATTTTGAATCAAGCAAACAAGGGTACAATTAGCGAAGCAGAAGCTAAGATGGTTCGTGCTATTGTTTGGGATGTTATTCCATTTTCAGACTTTCAAGATGGCAAGTGTCCTACACCTTATAGTGCTCGTTTTGAATCTCTCTGTGAATTGACGAAGGAACATTCACCAGAGAAAGTTGGTTCGGTGTCAAGTTGGATAGTCTCCAATTATGATGAAACAAAAGAGTTGTTTGAAATGCTACTATCACAGGGTCAAGAAGGTATTATTCTGAAGACCAAGGATATGATTTGGGAGAACAAGCGTTCTAAGAATCAAATCAAATTTAAAGGTGAGCTTGATTGCGACTTAGAAGTAATTGACTGGATAGAAGGGACTGGAAAACATGCTGGACGCCTTGGTGCTTTGGTTCTTAGTTCTTCTGATGGTTGCATCAAGGTCAATGTTGGCACGGGTTTTTCTGATGCTGATCGTGATAGCATTACACTGGGTAACAGCATTGGACGAATTGTCGCAATCAAATACAACGCCAGAATTACCGAAAAGAAAGCCGGCAATCATAGCTTGTTCCTACCCGTGTTCTTGGAGTTCAGAACTGACAAGACAGAAGCAGACCATTCAAACAACATCAAATAAGGTATAATCATGAGCGGCGGTATTGAATATATGGATCATAATTCGCAAGAAATAGAAGACAGTTTGATGCGACTGGTTGATAAATTTCAGAGAGACAAACCATCGACAGTTGAGTTCATATATGGCATCTATGCAGTGAAGAACTTACTAGAACAGTTTGTCAACACAAACCCAGTCATGACCAAGAAGCAGCATGACCTGATTGACGGTGTTCTGTTTGAAGTTAATTATTATTTGTTCAATGATGCTCTAAAAAGCAAATAATCCTTGATTCTATCTTTGGTTGTGGTATTATCTAGTTACTGAAACGAAACCGGAGATTGCCATGACCCAAGTAATCAAGTATCATACCAAGACTAACGAGTTGGCACTGTTCAAATCTGGTAAGGATTATTGGATTGGCAGTTACTATCCTTGGTCTACGCACCAGACAGATGAGCCAGCTTACCTTTTCTATGACGGTGTTTTTGGAAGTGAAGAAGAGGGCATAGAAGCACTGGATGCTCTTAATGGCGATGAATTTTAATATGACATTATCATGATTGGAATTGAGTAATGGATAAATTTATGTGTGGTTGGATTGTTGGTGTAGTTGTGATGCTCATATCAACAACCATATTTGATGAGCACACAGCTTCGTACCGACAAGGACAGATAGATGCGTTGTCGGGAGAAAAGGTTCAATTTGAACTGAAACGTCAACCAGACGGCACTGTGGTTTGGGTGCGCAAGTAAAAATAAAGATTAACTTTAATAGGATATTATCATGATTGTAAAAACTACCACTCAATACACTATGACTTTGACTCAAGAAGAAATTGAGATTCTTCTAGGTGCAATTGGTTCAACTTCAGTGTGTAGCCGTGTTGACGCCGGGATGACCGAAGATCAGTCGCAGTTCATGTCAAAGTTTTATCATGAACTTAGCGACGTTTTTGATGATAGCAATTAAAACATTCTAGGGAGTTTCACATGAAGACAAAGTTTGAGCAGTTTATCGATGCAGTAAAGAAGACTCCAGAAGTACCAGATGAGCTACCAGTTGCTCTTTTGCTGACTCAAGCTGATATGGAGGCAATGGGACAGGAACCAAGTGCCGGAAAGAGAACTGGTAACCTTGGTGGTCTTCCATTTGTACTGATTCCATATCTGAAGAAAAGCTTTACATTGTTTGCATCTGGTAAAACAGAACAATTACATATTTCGGATTTGAAAAAATGAAAGTATTAGCAGCGGCTGTTCGTGACATGTATGGCTATGTTTGGTCACTACCTGCACCATGCAGGCACCATCATATCCTTGTTCATGTACCGGATAATTCTACATGTGAGCAGGGTTTCCTATTGGAAAATGGTCAATTTGTTGATAGGGTAACAGCAAAGAGTCATGCTATAATGAGCAATCAGCTACTCGAAAGGGCTGGTGATTTTCTAGAACTGTTCTCTGAGGATATTTGGTAATCATGGAAGAAAACTACATCACAATTCGAAGTGACCTAATTGGTCCTTATATCGAACAAGCAATGAACGCGTGTCAGGTCGTCTTTGAAAAGGTTCGTGATAAATTCATTGCCGACTTTAACGAAGAAGTGGTTCTCAGTAGTAAAAAATCTTTGTTTAGTCGCATTAGACCTAACTTCAATTTGTCGGCACCTGTTAATGATAAACTCATC